CATTATTACCCTGGTCACTTCGGACCTTGGACCATAAAAACTCTGATTATGCCAAAATTAAGTGATAATCGTGTTGTAAACTACGTTTTCACGTGGAATAACTATACCGATGATGTGAAAGCATTCATCGGTAACTTCGCCAACGACTATTGCAAATGGTTGGTGTATGGCGAAGAAGTCGGGGCATCTGGTACGCCCCATCTGCAAGGATGCTTTTCTTTGTATGATAAGAAACGCATCACCCAGCTATGTAAGCTGGGTTTTAAGGCTCATCTTGAGCCTATGAAAGGATCGCCTAAACAGGCGATTGCTTATTGTAAGAAAGATGGATCATTTACGGAACTTGGTGACGTTACGCGAGGTCAAGGCGAGCGTAATGATCTTAAACGAGCTTGCGAGTTGATCAAGGAGGGTAAGAGCATTAGCGAGGTTGCTGATGCTTGCCCTACTACGTATGTGAAGTACTCTCGTGGGCTTCGTGAGCTAGCTCTCGTAGCATCCGAGGCCTACGAACATGAATCAGTTCGTGGCGTCTGGATATATGGACAGACGGGTGTCGGTAAGTCACACCTTGCGCGTGACGTTTATCCCAACCTCTTTGACAAGTCTCAGTCAAAGTGGTGGGATGGGTACTGTAATGAACATACAGTACTCATTGATGATCTGGATACTGACTGTCTTGGACATTATCTTAAGCGATGGGCTGATAAGTACGCTTGTACCGGTGAGACTAAAGGCGGTACTATTAAACTACAACACCGTGTGTTTGTAGTAACTAGTAACTACCTTCCGTGGGAGTTACATAAAGACGATCTTATGGCTGAAGCCATTAGTCGTCGATTCACGATCTATCATAAAGAGACTCGTGATCAAAAGCTTGAAGATTGTGAAGTTTTAACGTATGCTGATAGGCATAATATTATTTAAATTTAAATATTTTGAATTTAAATCTCTCCTATTTTTCTTATAGTCCCAACCTCTACGGCAACATTGAGGAGAAAATCCGGTAGGATTTTTGACGAGGCAAAGCGACTCCTCTAGAGGCGCAACTACTAGCCCCCGGCGCACCAGACGTTCATATCGTCCGTCCTCGGTACGTATGTACGTGCTGGCTCGGTATCAAGTTTTTTGGGCTCGGTGTCAAGTTTCTACGTGATAATATCCGTAGATATAAGTATTAAAAAAGTGGTCCGAAGAGATGACCAGGTTT